AGCGAATTTATCGCCAGGAGAATACACACCACAAAACGGCTGTTTCTATACATATATAAATATATATAGTTATATAAACTAAATAAGATTACATAACTTTATATATGTATATACTTATAGACAGATTATGTGTGGCGGAGTTTATCCGTGACTAAGTGTGAATCCTGATTACATTGTAGGGTCCACTCCATTATTTGGAACCTTATCGGTTAAAGGATGGCCGAGGAAATCTCAGTCATCTAAACCTTCAATAGGGTTCATAAAGTGGTTTAGTAGAGTTTTCACAAGACGAGACTGTGCAGAAAGAATTTTCTGTGCACTCCTTGTGTTTATGATTCGAGTCGAAATAGTTGGAAGTTTCTCTAGAATTTCTAGAGATTCCTTCAATCTATTTGGCTTGTCTGCATAATCAGAATAGTACAATTTTATTAGTTCTGTTCTGCTATCTCAGCACGCGTTAAACGACGTGAATATTGGGATGGAAGAATTTAAATCTTCTCATAAATCAGGATTGATAGCAGAAATTGCTTTCGCTCAAGATTTTTGTTTAAATTTAATGTCAACCATCTCTTTATTCCCTGAAGAGGTAAGATCGAGGAAGAAATCTTCTAAGAGAATATCTACTTGCTCAGTGAAAACTTCGTTTTCACTAAGATAGTCCATATTTTCTTCTGGGATTTTCCAATTTGCCAATATGACTTTTCGTATATTGCCATTATATTCCTCACTATCGGTCTCTTTTAACGGAGACACGATTGCGTTGAATAATTCATAAAGTTTATAAATTCGAGGAGCTTGGCTCTTCTTACCTGTAAGCTTTATGAGTTCGATCATACACTCTTTCCCGTTAGCGTCACTAAGAACATAGCCTTTCTTTCTAGAGTCTGCTATACTATTTTGAAGTAGATAATATCTCTTCATATTAGTTTGTAGACTATGGAGCGGGAAGGCAGTTATTTCGGAACCCCGGTAATATCATCTTTTAGCAAATTCACATATATCATTTGATATATGAGTCTTCTGCTCAGAGATTTTAACATCGAGTTCTTCCATAACTTTCTTATATGACTCAGCTATCGAACTACAAGAAATTACAATATCATCACCTAGCAATACGTACTTACCCTTAGGATTTTCTCCTACGAGTAAAGCTGCGTAGTGAACTAGGCAATGATGCTGTAATGCCATTATTGGTCAACTACTATATGCCCCCATTGGCTGCCCTGCTCCGTATTTATACGTATCAGAGGAACCTTTAGTGGTAAATGGATAGTTAACTAATATGGCTTCCCATAAGTCCGCTACTCTTTTGTCAAACAATTGCTCAATAATAAGTTTCTGGTGTTTAACCGGAAGCCTATCAGTGGCATTTGTTAAGTCAAAGGAATAGTATGTGCATGAGATTGGGAGTTTAGTGTATCAGTTCGATTGGTCAAAAGTACAGTCTTCCTCCAATGTCATAAGGACTTTATTAATTTCCTTATGAATCGGTCGGAGAACGGCTTGAGACCAATAGTCCATGATACCTATAACCCTAGTCTTACCCTCCTTATCTCCAAAGGAATAAATTCTTCGGTTTTGGCCATTATTTATAATGGGCAAATCCATAAGATTTAACCAATGTTGATAAGCAGGGACATCATCTCAAGTCTTTAATAGCTTAGCAAAGATATCAACTATATACTGACCTCCTAATTCTTCTATCTGAGTTTTTAACTCGGATGGAAAAGTTAGTAAATCATGTATAGCAAATAACATTGCTTGTCCATTAGGACCTGATTTGGTGGAAATGTGCAAGCTATCCAAAGAGTATTTTGTGCTCTTAAATCCTATACTTCTCTTAACTGCTGTTGCAAAGGTATGCCATGAAGTTGGCAGATTCCCTTTTCAGGAGTCAGTGATTGAATTATAGTCAATTTTAGGGCTCAGAATAACGCTTCTAGTTAAATTTAACATAGTGAAGACTATCTTCAAGTCGTCAATCTCTTTATGGATAATATATCCATGAAGGTAACTGATGAATTGAGGAAGTCCAACTTTATTAAGTTTAATTTTAGGCGTTTTCTTTGGTAGCGGTTTTCCAGATAAGTATCTAGTGATAGATAATCTGACTAATTTACAATAAGAAAGGGTTTCCCTTTTCCCACGGTTCTTAGCCATTTCATTTACACTATTTACTCATCTGTAGAACAACTTACTGTAACCCCTATGCTTTTCAGGGTAATATGACTTAAGAAATCAAACGAATAATTTTACTGATAATCTACCTATTAAGGTATGTTTATTGTTAAGATTATTTCTTTGGATTTTATATTTCATATTATTCTATTAGTTGGGTTTGGTTACAAATGGGGCCTGGTTTACTACCCAGGCTGTAGCCGGTTGCTTTGTTATACACGAAGTTCTAAGACGCTAGAACTCCGAAGATTAACGTCTTCGTGTACTCTCTTACGCCATTTCGGCGTAAG